GTCGGGGCTCAGGTCGGGGATCAGGTCGGGGCTCAGGTCGGGGATCAGGTCCGGGATCAGGTCTGGGATCAGGTCCGGGATCAGGTCTGGGCTCAGGTCGGGGATCAGGTCGGGGCTCAGGTCCGGGATCAGGTCGGGGATCAGGTCGGGGCTCAGGTCGGGGTTCAGGTCGGGGATCAGGTCGGGGCTCAGGTCCGGGATCAGGTCCGGGCTCAGGTCGGGGCTCAGGTCCGGGCTCAGGTCGGGGATCAGGTCCGGGACTGGAGCCGAGGACTTATCTCCGATTATTACGGCATCTGGTACTCGTCCTGGTTCGAAACCATGCGGGCGCTCGGGGTAACGGGGCTTGACCCGTGGGAAGGGCAAGAGCGGGTCGCCGCGAATGCGTACTGGTGGTGGTGCTTCAAGGGCTTCGCTGTGTTGTCGGAGCGGCCGAAGCTGATCAGCCGTGACACGCAAGGGCGTCTGCACTCGTCCACCGGTAAGGCGATGGAGTGGCCTGATGGGTGGGGGTTCCACTCCTGGCACGGCACTCGTGTCCCTGAGTGGGTGATCGCCGATCCCACTCCGGAGCGGATTTTCGCGGAGCCGAATACTGAGGTGCGTCGCGCGGCGATCGAACGGTTCGGGTGGGACGAATTCATTCACGTCTCGGGGATGCGACAGGTGGGTGAGTCTGTCGCTGACCCGGGGAACGGTTCGAACGAGTTGAGCTTGTGGGATCTGTCGGGCGAGTTGCGTGACCTGTACGCCGAGCCTGCGCGGGTGCTGCTTTGCACGAACGGGTCGCCCGAGCGTGATGGGTCGTATCACCGGTTTGGGTTGATTTGTCCGGCTCATCACACGGACCCGGTTGAAGCTGCCGCCGAACTGTACGGCTGGTCTGCGGCGGATTACAGGGCGTTGGAAGTCCGCAGGTAGCGGGCACGTCCGGAAAGGAAACAGTAATGGTAATGACTCTCGCGGACGCTATCAGCGTCACGGGTAAGGAAGTTCTTGACTACCTGGATCGGGATGCGTCCGTACCGGTGGTCACGAGGGCGGCATGTCAGGGTGATGTGTCGTTTCTCCGGTCGGATGATGCGCCAGCGACAACGCTGATGCCGAAGCAGGGTGTGGTGATCGTTCAATCGGAAGCTTCCGCGAACACGCACTCGCTGCATGCGGATGGCCCCGTGTACTGGGATTACCGGGCGGATGGTTCCCTCCTGCTGGGGGTTCTTACGGTGCCGGAGGGGTCGAGGGCGCTGGTTTCGCATCAGGAGCATGGTGCGTTGGAGATCACCCCGGGGACGTATCGGGTTGGACGCCAGCGTGAGTGGCAGGGGGAGTGGCAAATGGTGCGCGACTAACGCGCCGGTAGGGCGGCTGGCAGACATGCGGGGTTCGAGTCCCTGACGCCCACTTTGGAGGTGGTTGTTATGCAACCGGTTGATTCGTGGCATGCCGCCCTCACGGACTGGCGTATCCAGATCGTCACACAACTTGAACAGAACTACCCCGGCTGCTCCGACCACACCACCGGCCAAGCAGTCCTCACTCGATAAGGAGAACCACCATGTACACCTACATTGCAGGCGACACAGGCCGCGAAAAAGAGATCATCGAGGCCGAACCCGTCGAGATCCCGTCCACCGTCCCCGCCGAACCCGTACCCGCATAATGTCCCACAGCACCGTGGAAGACCAGTTCGACAGTCGCGGATTCATCGCCGGCGTCTTCCGCGGCGTCCGCTCATTCCGTATTGACGAAGAGGGTTTCCTGACCGGCGTCGTGTATCGGCAGCGGTGGGAACCGGGAGTCAATAAGGCCGAGTGCCGCAGGGGCACATTTAGCGTCCCCTACTACGCAAACGGTGGTGTTGCGTGGGAGCCGACGCAACTGCCCGAGGGGCACGGCATGGATGTGTGCCGCCACGGGATATACGCCTACTACGAGAACTCAAACGACTACCACCAGAACGGTTTCGTTTCCGGGGTGATTTGGGGTTGGGGAAAAGAGGTCGCGGTTGGGACGCGCGGGTTCCGGTGCATGCGGGCGCAGATCGTGGCCCTGTGCATCACGGAGGTTCTGATAACGCATCGGGACCGTACGGAGCTGGTGCGCGGCAATTACCCGGATATTCCGTTCTTCGATTCGTTTGAGGAAATGACGGAAGCGTTTCCTCCAGACATGGGTGAGGAAGATGAACTCGCTGCTTGATGCTCTCGTTGTCCCTACCGCGACAGTTGACGGCGAATCGCTGGACCATGCAGTGTGTCTGTGTTCGCCTGCCATCGCATTGTGCGGTCACCAGTTCGATAACGAAGACCTGTTAGACGAAGAGTTCACCGGCGAGTTCGCGGATGACTGTGTTGTCTGCGATGACATCAGTTGGTGCCCGCGGTGTGGTCATGACTTCACCCGCTGATCCGCGTTTCCGTCCTGGTGATCGTGTCGTGTACGTGACCCGTGAGGACGCCTACCTGGGGACCGTAAAAGAGGTCCTCTTCCACATTGACACGTACCTGTATTCGTGCGCGTGGGACGACTCCTTTGAGGACGGCCCTCGCATGTACGCAGAACACAACTTTAGGAGAGTGCACTGATGATGACCTCACACACCTGGATGGACGACAACGAGAGGCGCTGCCCATGCTGCGGGAGTGTGCACCGCCCGACTGATATTGACCCGACATGGTTGCTGGGCTGATGGATCCGATGCCGACTATTTGGTCGATCCTTGGCCGCCCTGATGATGACCTGGCTGCTGCTGGGGACGACTACCGAGACAGGCAGGACTACGAATGAACGCCGCGGAGACGATCGCCGCCGCGATCGAGAAGCTCGGGACCGCCGAGTCGAACGTGATGCACGAGCGGGGATGCGGCTACGTGCCGCTCACAAATGACCCGCTGATCGTGACCTTGCACCGCACCATCGACGCGCAGCTCGCGATCCTGCAGGCGTTTCAGCAGGAGGCCACCGACGTTGATCTCGATGCGGATGCTCTCTATTCCGACGGACACCACATGGCTGGCACACGGGTCGTCAAGCAGACACCGTTGGGTCGGACGGCGCTCGATCTCGCCCGCGCGATCCTCGGGGACACCGCATGACTGTCGTTTTGGTGACGTGTGACGAGTGCGACGCCGAAGTGGTGTCCGACATGTTCGACAAGCACACCTGTTACGACGATGACCCTTACGAACCCTGGATGGAACGGGACTGCTTCGATGACTGAATACGTCGAGAGAATCGAGTTCTGGGTCGAAGGGGTACCCATCCCGCAAGGCTCCAAATCAGTGTTCCGGGGCCGCGCCGTAGACGCCAACCCCAAACTGAAACCGTGGCGGCGCACCGTCACCGACGCTGCTGTGGAAGCCCTCGCCGGACGTGACGGGTTCGACCCCGAACTCGCCCTATTCGTCCTCCTCGACTTCTACCTACCCCGCGGCAAAACCGTCACCCGCCCCCGACCCAACGTGAAACCGGACGGCGACAAACTACTCCGCGCGATCTGCGACTCCATCACGGACGCCGGCGTGTGGGCTGACGATTCCCGGGCTGTGGTTCATCACTCGGAGAAATGGTACGCGGACGATAAGCCCGGGGTTCGTGTCGTGATTGGAGCACTCGCATGACTAAACACAAGTGGCATGTGTACCAGTGGATGAACCATTGGGTTGCGCAGCATGGTTTCCGCCAGTTCATTGCGGACAGTTGGGAAGAGGCGATGCAGTACGCCCTCAATGACAAACGCGACGAGGTGTTCTGAGCGTGCTGTCTGCTGACCGTTTTCTTGTGCGGTCTGTTGACCGGGAAGCATGGCTAGAGGCCCGCCGCCACGGAGTAAGCGCAACCCAGGTGGCCCAGGCCGCGACGCCCTCAGGCTTTGCTGAGGTGGTAGCGCAGCGCCGCGATCCAATCGATATCGTGCCCAACGACATGATGCTCTTCGGCATAGAGGCCGAACCCATCATCATGCGGTACGCCCACCATGAGTTTGGGGTGCTGCCGTCAGATTGGCTGCTCGCCGCCGCCGATAACCCGTTGCACATTGCCACACCAGACGGGCTCAGCCCAGACCATCGGACCATCGCTGAGGTGAAGACGACGGGAACGGACTGGGGCGACAAGATCCCGATCAAGTACCGCCGTCAAGTGCAATGGCAACTCCATGTGAGTGACGCGGAACGGTGCCTGTTCCTGTGGCAACTCCGAGTCCCGAACGACCGCTCTTGGTTCTACATGCCGTGGCTTGAACCCAAACACGTGTGGATCTCACGCGATCCCAAAATGATCTCGGAGCTGGTCGGCGTCGCTGACCGGCTCCTTTCCTTAGATGGGAGCTTTTAAATGAGCGACGAGAAACCCAAACCCAGACTGTCCGCCCGAGACTCCATCCATGCCGTGATGCAGGAAGTCAAAGGCGTTGGAAAGAACGACACGAACGCACAACAGGGATTCAAGTATCGCGGCATCGACGCCGTTGTAAACGCCGCCGGCCCAGTCATGCGCTCCGTGGGAGCATTCACCGCCCCCACCGTGCTGTCCCGAACGGTTGAGCATGGTGTGTCTAAGAATGGCACCGCCACCACGCATGTGTTCCTTGAGGTCGCTTACGACTGGTACGGGTCCGATGATGGGGAACCGGTGCGCAGCATAGTCTACTCCGAAGCCCTGGACACATCCGATAAGGCGACCGCTAAGGCCATGTCGGTGGCTAAGCGCACGTATCTGATTCAGATTCTGGAACTGCCTACGGACGAGCCGGATGCGGACGCCGATTACATCGAGCAGAAACCCGCCCTGGCCGCGACCGACCACGAACCGATGGCCCGCGCGAGGGATATCGCCCAGGCGGCCGGGAGCGGCCAGGTGGTTTCGGAGCAGGACGCACACACCTGGATCACTGTTCTCAACGCCGCCGAAACTCTTGCGCAGCTTCAGGCTGCATGGGAGGGGGCGGGTAAGGAGGGTGTGACGCGTGATCCGAAGGTGATCGCGGCGAAGGACAAGCGGAAGAAGGAGTTGCAGGATGCGAACTCCTGACGACGTACTCAATGAGATGTTCGAGATTCGCGCACAGATCCGCCGCGGCTGGGACGTCCAAGAGGAAACCGAACTCGACGCAGACCGCGCCGCGGACCGCGCAAAGACCGCGGAGGCCACCAAGTATTTGACCGCTGAGGGGTCGATCCCCGAACGCAACGCAAAAGCGCATATCGAAACGGCGGATGAGCGTGATGAGGCGTTCATCGCCAAGGCGAAGCACAACCGCGTGAAGGCAAAAGCGCGCGGCCTTGAGTCGATCTTGACGTCGCTTCAGGCCGAACTGAAACGCATGGAAAGGGACGGTGCCTGATGAGTGACCTTCTCGACATGACCGGAACCGACCCGGCCACGTCGAATGAGCTGGCTGAAATCGTAATCGACGTGCACCGGGAAGTATTCGGTGCCGAGGCCTACGTGGACTTTCTGCTCCGGTTTGGAATCGCCCATGCGGTTCAACGTGCCGGGTTCGTGCGCATTGATGCGCTATCGCAGGCGAACGCCCGCATCCGTGAACTCGAAGACAAACTGTGGACCGCTCAGCGGACCTTCCACGCGCATGACGAATTGGAGCCGGAAGATGGCTAACAACCCGTACGCGACCCAGACATACACGGACGAACCGAACTGGCGCGAGAGTGCCGCCTGCCTTGACATGGACGTCAACATTTTCGACGTCAAACCGAACACGCCGAAAGCGTCGAAGGCTCGCGAAATCTGCGACTCATGCCCGGTCCGGTTCCAATGCTTGCAGTGGACGCTCACCCTGGACGAAACGGAAGACCACCTCATGCTTGGGGGGTTGACAGAGCAGGAGCGACGCAAGCTTCGCAAGGAGATTGCAGCATGATCTGCCCACCCGACCACCCACACGCGAAAAACAGCGGGTGCTACACCGGCCACAAATGCCGGTGCGCTCCCTGCACAGAAGGCCGCAGAATCACCCAGATGCGCCGCCGCAAAGCCAAAGCATACGGCCGCCCCACCACCCGGCTCATCCCCGTCGCCCCCACCCGGGAACACATTTGGGATCTCCTCAACGCAGGCATGTCAGCGAAACGGATCGCAACCCTGGCGGGGACCGGGTACGGCCCCATTATGAACATTCTGAACCGGCCGAACACGGAACGTGTCAGAGCGGACATTGCGGCGGCGATCCTCGCCGTTCCAGCAGACCCCGACCTGAGCGCCCACCGTGACCCCCGCGGAACACACCGCAGAATCCAAGCTTTGGTCGCTCAGGGATGGTCGTTGGCCCGCCTCGGTGAATACCTTGGCACGGCACCAACCGTCGTACGGAGAACCCTGGAACGGGCATGGGTCACTCAGGACACTCACGAACGGGTAGCAGCCGTGTTCGCGGAACTGTGGGACAAGGAGCCACCCCGGGATGGGCGGGGGAACGCGATTTCGTACAGCCGGTCACGCGCATACGCAGCGCGTAAGGGTTGGGTTGGGCCTCTCGCCTGGGATGACATCGACCATGACGAAGCCCCTGCGGAGGCAGCATGACCATCACGCCGAAATGGTTGCTGAAAGATCTGGATGAGCGCGACGGCCATGTGTCCGCCTGGACTGGTATCGAGTCTGACACCCTAGTACCCCAACACCGTCACGGCGGCATGGGCGGCAGGAAGTCGAAGCAACGCCTGTCCGTGGTGGTGTGGCTGGAATCCGAAATCAATGGTCTAATCACATCGGATGCGGGTTGGCAGCGTGAGGCGTACCGGCGCGGCATCCAGGTATCCGGATTCAAAGATCCGGCTGAGGTCCCGATCCTTCATGCGGTTCACGGTTGGTGCCTGCTACCCGATAAAGGTAAGCCGCAGAAGTTGACCGCGGCCGAGGTCGCAGAGCTTGAAGCTATGGGAGGTGTGCGCGTGTGACAGAGAAGGATGATCGGTTGTTCGCGCCGTTCCCCATCGAAATGGATGAGCACCCGAAGATTATCGGCCTGTCGGATGCGGCGTTCAGGGCGATCTTCGAGGCCACTTTCTATTCACGCCGGATGCTATCGGATGGGTTTCTGGATGAGCGGGTGGTGCTAAAGCGGTGGGGTCGTGGAGTGGCTGATGAACTCTCTTCGAACGATTTGGAGCGCCCATCTTGGATCAGGGTGGAGTCTCCGAAGCCAGGTTGGCGCATCCATGACTTTGAAAAGCATCACCCGTTGAAGGCTGAGATTGATGCTAAAAGGGCTGGTGTGAGCCGGATTCGGTCTGAGGCGGGTAGCAAAGGCGCGGCAAAGCGATGGCAAAGCGATAGCAAACCGGTGGCAAACGATAGCACAGAGACAGAGACAGAGACAGAGAGAAAGACAAACTCTTCTTCTACGAAGAAGAGTGGCGCACGCCGCAAACCCGAAACCTCCTTGCCTGCTGATTGGATTCCGAAGCCGGCGCATGTGCAGCTCGCGAATGAGCGAGGTGTGGATGGTCGCCATGAGGAGGCGCAGTTCCGCGCTCATGCTGAGGCGAATGATCGTCGGCAGCGGGATTGGGATGCTGCGTTTCGGGTGTGGTTGGGGAATGCGCGTCCGCAGCGTGAGCGCAGGTTGACGCCGGAGGAGCGGGCGCGTCAGACGTTGGCGTTGGCGCACGATTTGAAGGAGCTGCAATGAGCACGACAAGCGATCTTGACCTTTTGAAGGTCATCGTGGATGACACCGCCTCCACGGTCGAACCGGATGGTCGGTGGGATGCCGCCGAGCGCGCCGTTGACAACGTACTGCGGCTGCTCTACGAGAACGTTAACCCGACCTGGCAGCAGGTCTACGACGCGATCAAGGCGGGATACGCACATGAAGCCGATTGGAGCGGCAGGTGACCCGCGATGAGGTGGTGAAGGTGTTGGCCCGGGTGCAGATGGATGACAACCGGCAAGTGGATCGGGTGGTTGTTCAGTCCTGGGTTGAGGAGATCGGTGACCTGGATTTTCAGGATGCCCTTGATGCGGTGGTGATGCATCGGCGTGAGACGACTCAGTGGTTGATGGCGGCGCATGTACGTGAGAATGTGCGCCGGATCCGGTACGCGCGTGAGCGTGCTGAGCGGGTGGCCGCGCCTAAGGCAATCAGGGCACCGGAGATCACGTTGGATCGTGAGGCGTTTGAGGCTGAGACGCAGCGGTGGATTGAGTTCTACCGGGAGCAGAAGGCAGCGTCTCGTGGTGGGGACTGATGAGTGGCGGCCCTCGGACGACTTCCTCATGGCCTACCTTGCCCGAGTGTCCGAGCAAACGATGAACGAGTACGAGATTTCACTGTATCGGCATCACCGGTACATGGCATTGAAGGAGCAGTAAATGGCAAAGATCACGCTGGAAGATGTGACGGTTACCCGTTTGAACTCGAAGGGGTTCGGGGTGCAGGTGAAGGAGCCGGACCGGCAGGCGAATGGGCAGACGTACAAGGGCGACAAGTTCACGCTGTGGTTTACGGAGCCAAGTGGACTGACGGAGGGGGACACGCTTTCGGTTAGCGGGTTCCTGGCCGCGAAGGTGGGGAAGCCATGGACGGATCGTGATGGCAATGAGCGGACGTCGGTTGAGTTGTCTGTGAATTCTCCGAAGCTTGATGGGTTCCCAGCGAAGACGGTTGCCACGGATTCGTGGGGGGCCGACGATTCTGAGGAGCCTTTCTGATGCGGCAGAAGCCCGGGCAGACTCCCGCAGATTTCCTGCGCGACACCATGCGCCGGGGACCAAGGGCGAGGATCTACGGTCACCCACCGGGAGAGCCTGATGGGCTTGTCACGCACTGCCTGCGCGGTCACGAGTTCACGCCCGAGAACACCCACCTCACCAGGCACGAAACGGGTATATCGGCCGTAGATGTCGCGCCTGCACGAACCTCCTACGGCGCGAAAGGAAGGCATTGGCATGAGCGACACAGAGAAGGCGATCCCGCGCGAGGTAATCGAAGCTGCGGCTAAAGCTCAATACGAATGGCAGGACGGACTTCCATCGTGGGAGAACGACGCTGACGGGTTCACTCGCGCCGAGTACCTCGGCCAGACCGAAGCGGCTGCGCACATCATCGCGGAGTGGGCGCGTCTGGCAGCACTCGAAGAAGCCGAGAAGGCGGTAATGAGCGCTGGTGATGCGAGGTCCGAGAAGGCACGCAGCGAACAAGAGCGCGGTAGAAGCCTCGGTCGGGACGGCGAGCGCGAAAAGTCACAGTTGGCACACGATCACGCATGGGCGCTCCGCAATCAGGCAGACGGTCTATGGGAAGCCGCCCATACGATCCGCGCCCTGCGTTCCTCATCCCCGGAAGGGAGCACGGAATGACGTACGTACCGAAGTGCGACCGCTGCGGGCGATTCACTACGAACGGCGAGCAGTACGACGACTGGCAGCCCGATCCGTGGAATGGACCCCGGACGACTCGGCTGTGCGATTCCTGCGACCCCGGCTCATCCCGGGAAGGGAGCAACTGAGATGACCGACGGCATTCTCGAAAGGCTGGCCCTCTTCCAGCGCGTCTACGAGCCCTGCGCATGCGGCGGCTGGGATGAACGGTTCGAAGGCCGCACCATCCACCGCACGCTTTTCGGCGACCCAATCGCTGAACCGACCGGCGAAGTGCTCGCCGGGCGACGTAACCACAAGCACGAATGCCCGGAAGGGAGCAACTGATGGGATCGCCATACCTCGACTACATCGCTGGCCGATGCGGCGACTGCGGGCACAAGCTCGAACGCTGTGACTGCAATCGGATGCCGAAGGGGGATTCCTGATGGACGGGTACACGTACGAGCAGCCGGCAGGAGGGTGGCACATGTGCGACCGGTGCGGTGTGCGCGTCAGCGATGAAGTCAAGCACGATGCGTTCCACAAAAGACTTGGTCTGGTCCTGGCGCGGGCGTGGGATCAGGGATATGTGACCGCCCGGTCGGAGATTCAGAAGCATGGGATCGTTGCCCCGGCTGCATGTAACCCGTATCGGGAGGAACCGGATGAGTGATCTGCGGAACGCAGTTGACGATTTGACGCTCCCTAAACGGGTAAAAGTCATCCAGGATGAAGAGGTGGTAACCGTGATGGTGCCACCTCTTCTGCATCAACTGGACGACGCAATACGATCCAGCATGGGAGGCACCTCCAGCGGTGCAACATCGAAGTCGGCCAGCTCGCTAACCAACGACGCAGCCCTCTACAAAGCAATCCAGATCAATACCCAGGTCCGGGACTGGTGTCGAGCATTCGGCGTCGCGGCCGATCGGATGGACACCGCTCTCTCGCTGCAAAGATGGCACGTAGCGGCGCTCGCCTACGAGCCTAATGAACTGGCCTTCTATCTGCGGATGCTGCGCGGCTTTGCCACTTCCATCAAGACGCTTCTGGACCCCCCAAGAGAGCGCCATGGTGATTGCCCGGCGTGCGGTGCGGCTGACTACTGGGTGGATGGTGTGCGGTTCCTGCACCCCTGGCTGGTGACGTATCGGGTAGACGGAAACTTGATTACTGACGCGCAGGCTGTGTGTCGTTCCTGTGAGAAAAAGTGGACGGCCGGGGAGTTGGCCGAGGAAGCGATTTGACAAACTACACGTTTGTAATTTACAATGAGATCACGCGCTTGTACTATGCCTTCTGGCAGGTCGGGCGCCTTTTTCGTTAGGAGCGCCGATGGCCTCGTTCAACGACATTCTCGGAAGCAACAAACCCAGGATCGGTCAACCCTGCGCCACGGGCATGTGGCGGGCGACTTTATCCTCTGCGGATCGGGCTGAGTTCGATGCCGCCCTCGCTAATCAGGAAATCACTGGTGCTGATATTCACCGGGCCATGAAGGCTATGGGGTACGAGTTCGGTGACTCTGCGTTGAAGCGGCATCGGGCGGGTGGTTGCAAATGTTCGCAGACGAACTGAAACGCCAGAGCAAGACCAAGCTCGCCAAGGAAACGTCCAACGTTCGCATCCTCACGATCGACATTGAGACGTTCCCAAACCTGGCCTACTCGTTCAACACGTTCAAAGCGTTCATCCCCATCGAATTCATTGTGGAACCGTCACGTATGGCGTGTTTCGCAGCGAAGTGGCTGGGCGAGAAGAACACCATGTTTTTCTCGGAGTGGCAGCATGGCCGCGATGGGATGATCCGGGCTGCGTGGGATCTGTTCGAGCAGGCCGATATCGTTGTGACTTATAACGGTGATTCGTTCGATATTCCGCGTATTCAGCAGGAGACGATGCCGCTCGGCCCGTTGGCCCCGTTCAAGTCGGTGGATCTGATCAAGACGAACCGGAAGAAGTTCGACCTTCCCTCGCGGAAGCTCGACTATCTGACGGGCCGGTTCTTGGGCATGGGTGGGAAGATGCCGCATGAGGGTGCCCGCATGTTCGTTGGTGCCATGAATGGTGAAGCCAAGTACTTGAAGATGTTTGAGGCTTACAACCGCCGGGATGTGGTTGTTACTGAGCGCGCCTACTTGGCTTTGATTCCGTTTCTTGTTGATCAGCCTCACATGGGTGTGATGATCGGCGACGGCAATCAGCATCGGTGCGCGTTCTGTGGGTCCGCAAGGTTGAAGCTGCATCACAAGAAGGTGCACGCTTTCGTGCGCACCTACAACTTGTACCGGTGCGAGGCGTGCTTGGGCTGGAATCGGTCAACGGTGTTGGCTGGTGAAGGCCAGTTCACTCGCCCCGTGAGGTGACGCCGTGTGCCCTTGTTGTGATTTCGATATGGGCGCGCCGCATAACGGCCTCGGTGTTTGGTGTTCCCGTCATGCACCGGATGGTTCGCCTGTGCAGATGGCGCGGGTGGATGTGTGCACGCGCCCTATTCGTTAGTACCCGTTCGGGTACTTTAATATTGTGTATCCGTTCGGGTACATGTGTTGGCCGGGTTGCGCGCTCGGTCACTAAGTGCTGAGCCCGGCGTGTTCTTCGGGGGTAGGCGCTTCCTGGGGCGGCATGCTCACTTGTCTTGAAGCGGTAGACCCGCCTGGCCTCTGCCGCCCCCATCAGCCCCCTGGCCGCCTCTCGTTGATGCGCCCTGCCAGGGTCCTTACAAGCCCCGTTCAGCAGGTTGTGCACGACCTGGGGCAATGGTCGTCCGTTAGTGCGTGCTGACGGTGCAAGGGCGACCTGTTTTATTTTTCCTGGCGACAGCCACCCACAGACGAATAATCGAGGGCTTTGAGCCTATTGGCGAAGTGTGGCGAGTCGTCTGTCACCAGGATTCATGTAGGTGAACAAGGGGCAACAGTAGCCGTCCCGTAAACCTCTGCCCCTGCGGATGCCCCTGCGGATACCCGTTGGTGTCCAAGACCCACGGCGCACCTGTCCATTACGGGTTGCGTGGTTGTAGGAGTTAGGCGGGACTTGACTTCGGAGGGTGCGCGATGAGGCGTGCAGCTCGTGCCGTGTTTTACCGGTTTCCGTGGGTGTTTCTGGTGTTTGCGCCGTCTCGTGCGTCGTTTAGTGAGTTGGCGGTTCGGGCGAAGGCTCGTAGTTAGTCTCCCGCTGGGCCGTTGAGGTTTGGCGGTGATGCCCTGTCGATGAGGGCTTGCGGTTGTGGCGCACATGGCGGCGTCCAGGGCCCCGCGTGCAGGGCAATATATAAGGCCGCATAAGGAAATCCTTATAGGGGGTCCACATTGGTCATGTACGACGCGGAAGCGCACAAGGCGGAGATTGCCCGCAAGGCCGACGAGGCGTACAAGACCATGTATGCGAAGGCCGGAGCCGAGCAAGCATACTGGGCGCGGCGACGCGTCTACGGGCACACGTACCCCGGCATCAATTATTCACGGTTGGGTGCGCTTCGCTGCGATCGTCCGATGGAGGCGCCGTTGGATTCGGGCGCGACCGCGGAGGACATGCGTTACCACGTGTTGTTCACAATTGACCATGTTGAGTCCCATTTCGGGGATTCGATGGTGCAAGACACCAGCGGTCGTTGGCATGAGATCGAAGACGTTCGCGTGATCGACTGGTATTCGAAGCATGAGATCGCTGCTCGGAAGCAGGATGCGATTCTGGCCCGGTTGGAGGCAGCGTATGGACTCTGATGACGAACGCCCGTACGTCTGTGACCAGTGTCATCAGCGTGCCTGGGTTGAGGTGTACATCGGTTCGATCATGAACTGTTTCCTGTATTGCGGCCATCACTACAGCGTGAATGAGGAAATGTTTGCGGCTCGAACGGATGTGGTGATGATTCTGGATAACCGGGATCAGATTGACGCGAAACACGATGATGCCGCCTGACAATCAAGACCGGTTCCAGTGTCAGCATTGCGGCGAACACTTCGTTGTGCCGTCGTTGCGTGTTGATCATGAGGCGGTCTGTGATGCTCGACACGTTCTCTAGGTATCACGTCCTGTTGACGAAGCCTTGGTGCGTTTCGTCGTGGTTCCACCGGATATGGAGCGCGAGACGCGCCGAAAATGTAGCGCCGCAGCTTGAGAAAGCCGGAATAGCGTCCCTGTTAGTCCGGGAACGGACCTTCAACCCGGAATAAGGAGCCGTCATGCCCGGACTCGCACAGGTGGGTCTGGTTAGGACGAAAGGGTTCTCAAGCTGGTTGACCAGGACGGTCACACACTCAAACTTCAACCATTGTGTGGTTTATGTCGGGGCGGATAAAGTGATCTCCTGCGAACCGTCTGGCGTTACCGAAATGCCGATCAGCGCGTTTCCCGATGCTATCTGGTCACACTTCCCGCTGGAACTGCAACAGGTCGCCCAGATCATTAACTTCAGTCGTGCGCAGTTGAGGAAACCGTACGACCAGCTCATGTATGTGTGGTGTGGTGTGGCACGGATCTTCGGCGTCAAGCGCACACCGAACTGGATTCTTCGCCGGCTCGCATCACAGCGGGCGTGGATTTGCTCACAGCTGACGGATGCCGCATACCAGGCCGCGAACATTCACTTGTTCAAAGACGGCAGAGCCGAGGGTGCTGTGGTTCCGGGTGATTATGTCCCCATCTTCAAAGCACATGGATGGATCAAGTAGTGATCGACCGCAAACAGTACAACCACACTTGGGAACTGACCTTCACCCCCAACGAGGTTGAAGAACTAACCCGGGTCGCGGACTTCCACGGCGTGACAGTTTCCGCATGGTTGAAGCAACTGGCCCGTGACAACATGCACAAACCGTTGACCCGGATGCATGTTTTACTAGCCCCTCGTGATGATCTTTGAGGAAGATGGGTGGATCGCGAACGACTGATCGCCGCCGCTTCCTGGTGGGCTGGATGGTGCACAGACCACGACACCGAGTTGCCGGAATTGGCCGCGTTGTCGGGTCTGCTGCTGGATGTGAAGCACCAGATGGCATCCGACCGGACGGAGTGAACATGCGTGAAGTAGAGCGTTGCGCGTGCCGATGCTTCGACAAGTGCGCGAAAGAAGCCACCGGGTTCTGCTGGGCCAACGCCGAGGTCACGTATGTGAGCGCTGACGTGTGGGACCACATCAACTCGGAAGACGAATGACCGAACTGACAATCATCCTGGTCGCGGGCATCATCATCGCCCTGTTCATCCTCGGCCTCACGTTCGAAGAACAACTCGGGAAGGCGCTCCAATGGATGAAGACTACGACCCGGACATAAAACAAGTTCTACGACACCATCGAACCCGGCGCATACGTCAACGGTTGGGTACTCATCACCCACCGCCAATCCATCGAACTGGAACAAGACGGCGGCTCCATGGTTGGTGTCACCACAGATGAACAATCGTTCCCGATGACCCGCGGCATGCTAGAAATCGCGTTGGACCTAGAACGCACATAAAGCCGGGCTTGTTGAACAGAACACCCGATTGTGTTGCATCAACCCAGACGGGCACGCGAATGAGGATCACGCTGACCACCAAAGACGGTGCGAGCACACTCAACGGCACACTCGTACGTGAACTGCTCGTCGGATGGTGGATACGCGTAGACGGCGAAACCAACTTCGGTGAACGATTCTTCCGTAAAGACGACTGGACGGCACTCACGGTCCCACGCGCCAACGAGGCAACCAACCACGACGTCATCACACAATGGGGCGAATACCTCTAACCCAGAAGAGGACACCACGACCGTGAACACGAACAGCACACCGATGGATCTATACGTGTGGCGCGACAACCAATGGCAGTCAACCGACACGATCATCCCCGGCGAATGGATGCGCGCCGAAGGGAACACGACCATCACAACCGAGTCGTAACCTCGCCGCCTGCTTCGTTCTACGGAGCGTAGAAAACCCCGCCCGCACGCGCATAGCAACCGCCCAGACAATACCGATCGGTCTCTCAACCTGACATATGCGCCATTATCAGCGGTTGTTTTGCATGAAAAAATCCCCCCGGAGCTGATGTCCCGGGGGGCTGTGGGGGCATTACTGCCCGGCCGCTCGTCAGTCTACCACAGGGGAGTGACTATGACGGTTGATCCTCGCACTGGCGAAGAGTGGCAGCCCGAGTTTGAGGGGCAACGCCCACCGTTCCAACCCGGCAACACGTTGGCTGTCACACACGGGGCGTTCTCAAAACGCATCATCGAACCACTCGCACAAGCCCACTACGACCAACTCATGGGCGACCCCAACCTGCCGGCACCACTCCGCATGCCCATCATGGACGGTGCCATCCGCCGCTTCTGCGAGACCGTGGCACGCAGGGACCGCCTATCCGACTGGGTCGACGGCATGGACATGGCACAGGCCACCCGCTCCGACAAAGGCCAGGTTAGCCCGCTGGAGCTGCTGCGTAAGTGGGAGACCACCACCGACAGCAAAGCCGCAGCACTCGGCCTCACACCCGCCTCCTATGCCCGCATCTACAGGGACTGGTCGTCAGCACAACAAGCAGACGCAGCCACACTGTTGACGCAGGCCAGGGCAGCCGCCGAACGCGAAGGTACTGCAACGTAGGACACCCCCGGCCCCCCCTATTCACGCGGCAGCGAGGCCCGACATACCCGGAAAAATGTGCAGGGTGTTTCCCAAATCCGTTTTGGGGTGACGGTGATGCTCGGATGTGCCTCTGTATGGCGCTGTACGCCCGACTGGGATGTTTTCTGGTCGGGTATGGGTGTTCGGCTTAGCCGGGTGGTTTTAGGGCTTAGATTCGAATATTTGTTCGATTGGGGTTCGCGTGCGTGAGTGGTGTAACTGCGGGTCGGGTATTCGGGCGCTCTCGCCTCGACGGATTGATGCGTGGCGTGCGGATCATCGGCATGCGGTGGATGAGGTGCCGGAGCCGGAGAAGCAGGGTTCGTTTGCTCAGGTTGAGCGGGCGGCTCAGTACGACCATGACCGTTCAGATCGGATTATCGGGTTCGGCTGAGGCGTGTTTTGCAACCGATCGGGCATGTTTCGGTGCTTGACGCAAGATTCTTGCGGTGGCTCACCGGTCGGGAATCAAGATTTTTGCGCGAACCGCTGACGCGGTTAGGGGGTTGCCGTGTCGTTTGATCCGGCAACTGACCCTGGGGCGTTTGCGGAGCAGGTTTTGAATCAGCCGTTGTGGCCGTACCAGTTGGAGTTTGCTCGGTCGAGGGCTCGTTACCGGTTTGTGTGTGCGGGCCGTCAGGTTGGTAAGTCGACTACGCTCGCCAGTATCGCCCTTTTTGAAGCGGCTACTCGCCGTAACATTCTGGTGCTTGTTGTAAGTGCTGGTGAGGATGCTGCGAAGCGTCTGTTGTCAGATTGTGTCGCGTTGGCTACCCGGTCGGATTTGCTGGCGGGGTCGGTGACGGATGAGGGTAAGTCTCTGTTGCAGCTCAGTAACGGGTCGGTGATTCGTTCGGTTCCGGCGTCGATTCGGCAGATTCGTGGTAACCCGGTTGACCTGTTGATTTTGGATGAGGCTGCGTTTATATCGAATGAGATATGGGAGGCGGCGGAGCCGTCGATTTTGGCCCGGCCGGGTTCTCGGATTGTTGCCACTAGCTCGCCCTGGGGCAGCATGGAGCATTGGTTCCGTCGCGGCTGGAACCTTGGCAAAGACAGCAAGGATGAGTGGTATGAGTCCTGGCAGTGGAAGTCATCTGATTCTCCCCTCGCGGATCAGCAGCTCTTGGATCGGATTCGCCAGGCGAATGGTGACGACTATTACAATCGTGAGTACAACGGTGAGTTCCAGGACGATTCCGGGTCGTACTTCACTGAGAAGGAACTGTCGGACGCTGTAGCCGAGTACCGGATGACGAAGCCGGAAGACCTTGAATGGTTCTTGGATGGCCGTTACCCGGTTGCTGGTGGTGTTGACTGGGGCCTGAATGACGCCAACGTGCTTGCTTTGGTGGGGCCGTTGGAGGATTACGGCCTGAACAGGGAGATTCTGGGTAACCGGCTCCCGTTTTTCGTGCCCTGGTATGTGAGCGGGCATAAGTGGCCTTACACACAGTTCATTGATGAGATTGTCCGGGTTGCCGGGTTTTACCACATGCCGGTGTTGGCGGCTGAAACGAATGGTGTTGGCCAGTATCCGACGACAATGTTGGATGAGAAGATGCGCGAACGTCACGGGTCCAGCGCGGTGGCCCCGGTTGTGACGGATGCTCGGCGTAAGCAGTCCGGGTTTGGCATGATCAAAGGCCTGTTGCAAACCCGGCGGCTGGTTTTGCCTCGTGACCCGGAACTGTTGAAGCAGCTCCGGAGCCTGGAGGTGGAGTATACGCCTCAGGGGACGATGCGGATTGCTGTTCCGGAGCGTGCGGGGCATGACGATGTTGCGATGGCGTTCATGCAGGCCGTTAGCGCTCTTGCGCCGGATCGTGCCGTGCGTCCGCCGGCTGAGTTTGGTGTGACGATCCCGGTGCCAGATGATCTGGAACTAGTGGAGACGGCTTCTGGGGTGAAGGTGCCGGTTGTGCCGCGTCCGGTGTCGTTTATGTCGCGGGCGTTTGCTTATCCGCGTGGTTCTGAGTCCGGCGAGGGCTGGTGACGCATTCGAGCGTTGACAGTTAGTCGCATCTGTATACATCTTGTTGCCCCCTTCGGGGGCTTTTTCTGTTTAAGGGGTTTCTGTGGCGCTTCCTGTCTCTGACCCAAACGCCCAGTGGCCCCCGGAGAACCTTCAGAACATTTTCGCGTACATGCGGCAATGGTCTGCCTGGTATGCGAACGATCTGGCAAAACTGCAGGCTGCTTATGGTGGCGGGACTGCGGCGGACAACACCGGGTTTTTCGCTTCTGATACGGGTGGGTTCAAGCCGACGATTGGGCAGCGGTTCCAGCGGTGGTTTGTGGGTCAGCGGCCCCTGGGGCCGAACCGGAACACGAAGCTTCCGGTGCCGATCGCGGGCATGATTTGTCAGGCGATGGGCGACCTGCTTTATAGCGACCCGCCCACGTTCACTGTTGTTGTCGATACCGACAATGACGGTGTTGACGGGGAGGCCCCGAACAGTCCAAAGTCGAACGCGACACAGGAACGTTTGAACGATCTGGCCGATGAGGGCATGTACGCCAAACTCGCTGAAGCCACTGAATTGGCCGCCGCGATGACCGGTTCCTATCTCCGCATCATGTGGGACACGGCCGTAGTTTCCGATCGTCCCGTGCTGACGGCGGTTGACGCAGATCAGGCCATCCCTGAATTCAAGATGGGGCAGCTTGTCGCGGTCACTTTTTGGGAGGTGGTCGCCCGTAAGGGGCAGACAGTTTGGCGGCACCTTGAACGCCACGAGCTGGCGCTCAACGGTAACGGCGTCATCCTCCACGGCCTGTACGAAGGCACGGACGACAAGCTGGGCACGCGCATTGGCCTTTCGTCGCTGGCGGCATGGCCGGACGGAGCAGCGCTGGCGAAGTCCACGGACCTGAACATCGAGGGTTCGATCGACTCCCTTTCACCCGGCCTCTGCGTTGAGTATCTCCCAAACCCGGGGCCGAACCGACTGTGGCGTGATCACGCGGTCGGTAGAAACCTAGGGCGTTCGAGCCTTGATGGTATCGAGCATCTGATGGATCAGCTCGCGGAAACCATGTCCGATTGGGGGCGGGCCCGTCGCGCCGCTAAAGCACGCATCTGGTATGACAAGTCCCTGTTGGGTAACCCGGGCCCGGGTAATGGTCTTGTTGCCGATCTGGACCAAGAGGTTTACGTCCAGACGGACGACAATATCAAGGGCCCGAATACGACCATTGGTGACAAGATCACGACGGTTCAGCCTCAGTTCGACCCGAAGGGGTATGCGGATACTGCTGCGGCGCTGATTGAGCAGATTCTTCAGTTCTCCGGGTTTGCGTTGCAGACGTTCGGGATGGATCAGAATTCGTCAAAGTCAGCGGATACGACGGCGACAGAGATTGAGTCGCGTGAGCGGCGTACCTTCCTCACTCGTGGCCGGCTGATCAAGACGCAGACCCCGCATCTGGCCCGGATTATTCGGAAGCTTCTTGCGGTGGATCGTGCCGTGTTTGGGACCCCGAACGTGGATTCGGACATTCTGGTCGAGTTCCCGGATGGTGTGCAGGAGTCGATGCTGAAGCTGTCGCAGACCGCCCTGGCCTTGTTCCAGGGTGAGAACGCGTCCCGGCTTGAGCGTGTGAAGCTGCTGCACCCTGACTGGAATGACGACATGTGGGATGCCGAGGTTGACGCGATCGAAGCTGAATTCCAGCAGGTCACTGATCCGATGGCTGAGCCGGCGGTTTCGTCTAAGCCGGGTGGGACGGTGGAGGAACCTGACGCGTAGGGGGATGGATGACTGACCCTCAGAACACCCAGACTGAGAAGGTCGTCCTCACCGCCACCGTGGCTGCTGTGACGGCCGTCCTGGTTGCGAAGTTCGGTGCCATGCAACTGGACCTGTTGAAGCGGTTTGCTGCTCTGATCGCCAAGTATGGTGTCGGGGATTTGCTGTGGTTCGCGATGCGGAAGGCCGCGAAGGCGTCGGTTGACCGGTTGCAGTCGGAGATCCCCGCCCTGGTGGCTCAGATGGTCGGTCGTGCCGCGCATGATGGTGCGGCTGCGGCCGGTGATGGTGGCGGCTTCGTGAAACCACCGACTGCGGTTTCTGGGGATTCGTGGGAGTCGCATGCTGAGCGTTCAGCCCGCGCAATCCGGGGAGACCTGGCGGGGAAACTGAACCTGCTGGGTTACCGGATCACCCGGTATGCGGATGACGTATACCAGGCGGTCCTGGCGGATGCGTCACAAGCACAAGTGTTGGGCGCCACCCCGGCGACAGCACAGCACACCGCCTACCGCCGGTTGGTGCGGCAAGGGATTACCGGGTTCCGGGATTCCAGGGGCCGGAATTGGGAACTGTCCGCGTATGTGGAAATGGCTACCCGGACGGCTGCGGAGCGCGCGTTCAACGTGTCCCACCTGGACCGCATGCAATCCCTCGGCCTTGACCTGTTTACGGTGACGGATGATGGGCACCCGTGCCCGTTGTGTCAGCCGTGGCAGGGGAAGGTCCTGTCGGTCGCGCCGGATTCGCGGGCTGACGCGACGATCGCTGATGCGACCGCTGCGGGTCTGTTTCATCCGAGGTGCCGTCACACGTTGGTCGGGTATATCCCGGGCGTGACTGTGATTCCTGCGCCCCGTGAGTGGGCCGACACGGATCAGCAGCGGTATGACGAGTCGCAGACTCAGCGTCGTCTGGAGCGGGAGATTCGCGCGGCGAAGCGTGAGCTGGCGGCGGCGTTCACCCCGGAGATGCGCACACAGGCACAATTCGCGGTGCGGCGCGCGCAGGCGCGGATGCGGGACTTCATTGAGCAGACCGGGCGCGTGCGAAACAGTAGGCGCGAACAGTTGAACCTAGGCGCAAAGTAACTTTGCATGTCCGCGCGACATTGAAAGTTTTGCCCGGATTTTTTACAGATCGGCCGTCCTTCGGGGCGGCCTTTCGCATTTAAGTCCCGCCAGGAGCGGGTTCACCCGATATGGACCCAGGAGGCCCACGTCAATGTCCGAAGACGCAACCACCGAAACCACCACCGAGGCGGCAACGGAAACCACCCAGACCGAGCAGGCTACCGCCGCGAACAGTGTCCAGGAGCTCCCGGAGTGGGCGCAGAAGCTCATCATCGATGTCCGCGCCGACGCTGCGAAGTACCGCACCGAGGCAAAGACGGCAGCGGAGCAGGCGCAGGCCGAACTCGCCGCCCGATTTGGGAAAGTGTTCGGCTTCGGAGAAGAGGAAGCCGCCGCAGACCCGGAAGCGCTCGCCCGAGCAGCCACCGAAGCACAGCAGAACGCAGCCAAAGCAGCCCGCGAACTCGCCATCTTCAAAGCCGCATCCACGGCGGGAGCCGACCCTAACCGGCTTCTCGGCTGGAGCCCATTCATGTCTTCCGTTGAGGGGCTGGACCCTTCAGACGGCGCGGCGATCACTGCCGCAATCCAGTCCGCGGTCGCGGACAACTCATTTCTCAAAGCAGTCCAGGCGGCGGCAGCGAGCGGCACTGAACTCGGCGGGACCGGGGAGACAGGCCAGATCACCGAAGAACAGCTTCGGAACATGACCCAAGAGCAGATCGCAAAGGCCTTCGATGAGGGGCGTCTGAAGCACCTGCTCTAAGAATCTGAAAGGAAAGAATCTTGAGCTACCTCAAGTTCCGTCCCGAGATTTGGTCGGCCAAGCTCCTTGTGGCTTACCGCAACAGTCTCGTGTACGAGGCCCTTGTAAACCGTGATTACGAAGGCGAGATCGCTGAGTACGGCGATACCGTTCGAATCACCAACATCGGTCGCCCCACCATTTGGAACTACACCCCGAACCAGTCGATTCCTGCCGCTGAGCAGGTCAACGATGCACAGCGCACGCTGGTTGTCGACCAGGCCAAGGGCTTCAACTTCGCGGTTGACGACATTGACAAGCGTCAGGCGCGTGGCAATGTCGTCACCCAGTCGATGACTGAGGCGGCGTACGGTCTTGCGAATCAGGTCGACCAGTACATTTCGGCGTTCTACACGTCGATTCAGTCGGCCAACCAGCTCGGTGCCAAGACCGTTTCGTCTGCCGCTAACGCGACAGACGCGCTGAGCAACGTCCTCATTCCGATGAAGGTCCGACTGGACAAGGCTAACGTCCCCACCCAGGGCCGTGTCGCTATTGTCTCTCCGGACTTCCACGGCGCGCTCTTGCAGGATAACCGCTTCCTCCGCGCGAATGAGTCTGGCACGACTGACAGCCTCCGCAACGGTTTCGTTGGCCGCGCGGTCGGCTTCGATATTCTCCTGTCGAACCAGACCCCGACCACGACCGGCACCGACTCGGTGATCATCGCGGGCACCAACGCCGCGATCACCTTCGCTGAGCAGCTTACGGAGATCGAGCCGTACCGCCCGCAGGACAAGTTCGCTGATGCGGTCAAGGGCCTGACGCTCTACGGCGCTAAGGTCATCCGTCCCGACTCGCTCGCTTCGGCGTACGTGACCGTCTCCTAAGGAAAGGGAGGGATAACACATGGCACGCGTTTCTCTTACACCCACCGCGCTCGTCGCTAACGGCGGGGTCGCTGATCCGGCCGGCACCGCCTCGGTCGCTGGTACCGGTAACGGCTTCACGATCGCCGCGCCCTCCTCGGGCGCTTCCAACCGGTTCGTCTGGCTCCGCGCCGCGAACGCTTCCGGTGGTTCGGGCACCATTTCGGTGCTTGCTGGCTCGCAGCCCCTCGCGATTAGTAGCGGCCTTGGCCCCGTCACTGTCACCGTGGCGAACAGCTCCACCCAGTGGATTGGCCCGTTCGATTCCGCCCGCATCACGCAGCCGGACGGCTCGATCTCGATTGAGACTTCCGTGGTGATGACGGTGGCTGCGTTCACCCTGGACGGGCGTCGCGTCTAATGTCAAAAACGATCCACATCCTTGGTGAGGGCGGGGCCATCATTGCGCTGGCCCCCGAAGCCGTCACCGAACCGATTGCGGATCGTCTCCTGAAGGGGTACCTGAAGCGCGTAAACGCGGACGGTACCCCTTTCGTGGAGAAGACCGTGCGAGTGCAGCCCAAGACCACCGACTCGAAAGCAGAGTGGGTTGGTTGGGCCGTGCACAAATCCCAGTCGACGGATTCTCCGATCACGTCCGATGACGCTGAGGCACTCACCAAGGCGGATTTGATCGAACTGTACGGGGTGAACGTCCCAAAGAAGTGAGGGTGTTATGCCGTCGTATTACGGGGACTTCGTTCTGCCGAGCCAGTATGCGTTTGCCGCTGATTGGCCTTCCGCTTGGGGGGATGCGCCGGCAAACGCTGACCTACTGTTGCAGTCTGCTACAAGCCTCGTTTTGGAGGCGACGAATCAGGCGTATTACGCGGTGGATACGAACACGGGTCTGCCGATTGATACACAGATTTTGAATGCGTTGAAGCAGGCGACTCTGATTCAGGCTGCTGCTTGGAATGCGATGGGGTATAACCCGTTGTCGGGTGGTGTGCCGACAACGAGGGTGGTGCAGTCGTCTAAGGCTGGTGGTACGTCGGACATGTTCGCTGATGCGGCTGCGGCGGCTCAGGCGGCCACGGATGCTGTACGGAATCTTGTACCGGATGCTGTACGTGTGTTGCGGTTGAATAACCTGTTGATCCCTAACGCGTGGGTGTTCGGATGAACAAACGATGGTTCATTCATACGGCTGTTGTGGAGACGAACGGTGTCGGGAACGCGTACGGCGACAACCTGGCGGACCCGATCGCTGACATCGGGTATCTGGAGGGTGGCACGAAGCTGATCCGCGACCAGACCGGTCAGCAGGTTGTATCCACTTCCACCTGGTACACGGATTTGGCGAACATCGCCCATTACACCCCGGATTCCCAGTTCACCGCACCGGATGGGCGCGTGGCGCGGGTGATCGGTGTGAACTCGTTCCAAACACCGTTGGGTGTTGAGGATCATGTCGAGGTGTATCTCACGTAGGGAGGCCGCCGTGGGCATGTCGTGGGATTTCAACCTCGGCTTCGACCAGATCGCCGCGAAAATTGAAGCAGCGGAGCAGCCTGCGGCCATGACGGCAATGGAGGCGATCGTCCGCCCCGAGGTGGCGCGGCAAACCCCCATTGAGACGGGGCACCTTGTCGGATCGGAAGAGGTGCGCCCGATCAGTCACGGCGCCGAGATTTACATTCCTGGCCCATACGCGCGCCGACAACATTACGAACTGTCGTACCACCACAACACCGGTAACGCTCTGTACCTGGAGTTACCGATGGTGGCGAAAGCGTCGGACGTTATCAAGTTCATCGGTGACGAGTTACGGAAGTTGATGTGATGGGCGCAGCGGACGACATTTCACGCGGGTTCGCGCGGATCATCACCAATGCCGGGTTGGCCCAATTTGATGAGTCCGGCGATTACGCCCTCACCGATACGGGCATTCTGATGAAGGCTGTCCCGCCGAAACCCGACCGGATCATCACGATCACGGTTGTGCCGTTGTCGGATGATATTGCGGCCCCGCAGGGGCAGGTGATGGTGCAGCTCCGGTATCGGGGCCTGCCGGGTGAACCGTTGGATGTCGACAATCTGGCTGATGCGGTGAAACCGCTTTTCCACGGCCTGTCGAACACGATCATGGGTGACCACACGTTGGTGCAGTGCGACCGCCGCCAGTCCGTACCGCTCGGTCAGGACGCCGCCAAACGATGGGAACGGGCCGACCAGTTCTATTTGGATGTCGAATACCCGCCATCCCCTCTTGTGCCCGAAGGTGGCACCTACTGACTCCCGCCTCCAAGCGGTGAAACCCAGAACTCTTACGCCCCCACTGGGGGCTTTTCGCATTTAACGCCTTAGGAGGCACAAATGGTTACAGCCCTCGCACGTAAGTTCGGGGTGCAGGTTACGTCTGATCTGACGCTCTCGGGCGGTTGGCTGGCGCTCAACGGTATCGCGGACCTTGACCCGGAGATCGCCGCCGGCCTGGAGGACGCGTCGGCGTATGACACTAACGGCTGGTCCACATCTGAGATCACCATGCAGTCATGGACGCTGGCCGCCACGGTGTTCCGACGCAACAACGGTTCGAACGTGTATGACGCGGGCCAGGAGCTGGTGCGCGCTGCGGTCGGCCAGTTCGGGACGGCGGCCCGTGTTGGTGTCCGCTGGTATGACAAGAGCGGCGGCCCTGAGGCGTATTCAGGTGTGTCTGTTGTGTCGTGGAAGCGTACGAACACGGCGGTAAAGAATCTGGAGCAGGCTCAGATCACGTTTACCGGCACGGATGTTCCGCTGAATCTGAACATCAGCAACCCGTATGTGACGGCTCTCGTGCCGGTGGTTACGTCGATCACCCCGGCCGGTATTGGTACTGGCGGCGCGGTCACCATTCAGGGCGCGAACTTCACCACCCTGGTTTCGACCACGGGTGTCAAGTTCGGTGGCACGAACGCTACTTCGTTCTCGCTGCTTTCCGACCAGCAGATTGTGGCGGTTCTGCCGTCCGGCTCCGCTGGCACCACTTCGGTTGTTGTCACGAACGCGACCGGCGCAGGCGCAGGGTTCAACTACACCCGCGCAGCGTAACGACTGGGCGGTACGGGTTTCTGGGTTCCCGTACCGCCCTCCTTCTCAACCCAGGATGAAAGGCAAACCCAGATGGCTTTCGAAGACCTTACAGAACTTGTTGAACCGCTAGTGCTTCCGATCCGGGGGAAAATGTATCGTCTCCCGGCTGTGTCGTTCGAGGATGGTTTGCGGTTGAAGTCGCTGCTTGACGGTGCCCCGGACCCAGATCTGACGGATGCGGACGTGAACCGGATCTTGCTCGGGGATGTCCGCGGCCAATTGGAAGCGGATGGGGTTCCACAGGAGTGGATCGGTCGGGTTCTCCTTGTGGCGTTGGCTGATTACAAGTCGGGCCGGTTTTCCGCTGAGGTGATGTGGAAGACCGGTGGCGACCCAAAAGAGATTCAGGCGCTGACGGAGCAAGTGGCGCCGAACAGGGCGGCACGGCGGAAGGCGTCGAAGCAATCGCCCAGTACGGTCGCGGCCGATACGACGAAACGACCGGCCTCTACGAGTGGTACGAAGACGTCCCGAAAGAATTAACCGCTGAGGCAGGCCCTGTTACGTGGGGCCGGATCTTTGAGGCGTGGGCGGCTGTTGAGGCGGATTTCCGTTCCGAGTACGGGGTTCGTTTGGCGTCTCCGAAAGTGCGGCGGCGCATGTCGTGGCGTGAGTTCCGTGTCCTTGTTCGTGGCTTGTTGATGGCTGAGACGCGATTGTGGCGTGAGTTGAAACCCGAGGGGGATACGGATGGTAGCCGAGGGTCCGACCACGACGGGTTCGATCAACGCGAAGCTGACGCTTGATGCTTCGGATTTTATGGCGAAGTTGGCGGCGGCTGATGCTGCGGCCAGGAAGCTTGGCGGTGTTGACCCGAGCATCAGGGTTGATGTTGACGACAATGGGGCGATCACGAAACTGGCCGCGGTGGACGCTGCGGCGAAGAAGCTGGATGGTTCGTCTCGGTCATTGAACGCGTCTTTGCGGAACGTGAACGACACGAACCAGGCGGGTGTGTCGCGGTGGCAGTTGATCGCGGCTGCGATTATCGCCCTGATCCCGCTGCTGGCCCCCCTGGCGGGGTATGCGGTCGGTGTGGCCGGCGCACTGGCGGGGATGGGCGCGGCGGGTGGCCTCGCCATTTACGGCATCATCCGGGCGCTCAAGGATGCGTCCGTTTCTGGCGCCGAGTACAAGAACGGTTTGGCGCAACTGAAGTCGGCGCTGGACTCTCTTGGATCGACGGCGGCTACGGCGCTTCTCGGTTCGTTCAAGCAGGCGGTTACGCAGATCAGCGCGGCGTTGCCGTTCCTGAACTCGCAGATCAACACGTTTGGTCGCATCCTCGGGAACGTCGGTACGGCGGTTCTCTCTGGTGTTATCAGTGCCCTGCGGATCTTGAACCCGTTGTTCGTTGAGGCGTCGGTGTATGTCCTGAACCTTGCTCGTGGGTTCCAGCAGTGGACCCAGGGCGGCGGGTTGCAGAAGTTCGCGGATTATGCGCGCACCCAGTTGCCGTTGGTGGCGGATGCGCTCGGGTCGTTGGCCGCTGCGGCTCTACACATTGTAGAAGCCCTTGCGCCGCTGGGCACGATCGTTGTGCAAGGCTTGACGCTGTTGGGGAACGCTATTTCCGCTATCCCGCTCCCCGTGCTGTTGGCGGTCGGTACGGCTGCGGTGGCTGGGTTCACGGCGTTCAAACTGTGGTCCGCCATTCAGCCTATTTTGTCGTCGGTTGCGGCTGCGATTGGTGCTGTCGGGTTGTCTACGCAGTTGGCGGCTGGTCCTATCGGCTGGATCACTGCTGGGATTTCGGCGTTGGCTGCGGTCCTTGCGGTGTCGGTTGTGTCGTCTCAGCAGGCGTCGCAGGCGGCTGTCGATTACGCGAATGCGTTGCAGCAGGACAATGACAAGATCGGTGAAAACGTTCGCCTGCTCGCAGTGAAGAATCTTCACGATTCGGGGGCTATCGCCGCCGCCCACCAATTGGGTATCTCTACTCAGACCTTGACGGAAGCCGCGGTGGGGAACGCTGGGGCAATGCAGAAGGTCTCGGATGTTCTCGGCCATGTCGAGAACGGTCTTAGTTCCTCTGGGTCGGCCACTGGAAATATGACCGACAAGCAGAACAAGCAAGCCGCCGCACTACTCACGGTAAAGGACGCGCTGAACTCACAGAATGACGCCCTGTCCTCTGCAAAGGTTCGCCAGCAGGAAGCGAAGGACGCCACAGCCGGCGCGAATGACACGTATGTCACGAACGCTGATCTTGTTACGGCGATGAAGGATGCCACCGACCAGGCGGCTGCTGCGACAGACAAACTGGCGAAGGCTCTCGCGGGTGTCGGTCAGGTGAACCTGACTGAGGCGCAGGCGAACATCGCCTACCAGCAGTCTTTGGCGGATGCTACGGCCGCGCTGAAGCAGAACGGCGCAACCCTGGATGAGAACACTCAGAAGGGCCGCGACAACCAGGCTGCGTTGATCAATATTGCGAACAGTGCGATTGCTTTGGTTTCGGCGCATGCTAAGGCTGGTGCGTCCACCGTTGATCTGACCAATGATATGGCGGCTGCGAGAGCGTCGTTTGTTGCGACAGCCGAGAAGATGGGTGCGACCGCTGACGAGGCCAACCATTTGGCTGACCAGTATGGGCTGATCCCGGGGAACGTGACCACGGCTGTCAGCGCGTCTGGTGTTGACGCTGCGGTAGCCAAGGTTCAGGAACTTCAACAGTGGATCGACAACCTCCACGGCAAGACGGTAACAATCGCGGCGGTAGCTCAGTCGGGGACGGCAGGGCATCTGCTCGGTTTCGCGAACGGTGGCACCATTCCGATGCTGCACGCCGCATCCGGGCTAACTGTCAGGGGCGCCGGAACTTCTCAGGTGGACTCCGTGCCGGCGATGCTCGCCCCAGGTGAGGAAGTCGTTTCGAATCGGTTTGGTCAGGCCGACTTCTGGCGGTCAACTCTGAAGCTGATGAACTCGGGTAACAAGTTCGCGGTGGCGCAGGATATCGCTCGGAAGAGCGGCGGCGGATCTGCCGTGCATGTCGTGAATATCAATGCGCCCGTCTACGCCGACGGCGTTGGGCTGATCGGAACCATTCGCCAGCAAGCCGGGCAGCAGGCGCAGCTTGTGTGGAACACGGGCATGGCTAAGTTCTACCAGCAGTTAGAGGGGGGCTTGGTGTGACGATAACTGTTACAGCGAACCCGTACAGCACACCGCCCCGCAACGAAATCACCGTGTCCGTTCCCGCCGGCAACATCATGCAAACCGCATCGTTGAACCGGATCGTAAACGGGGTCGCAACCCCCACACGAACCCAACCGGCGACCGGGTTTGACTCGCAAATCGTTTACGACTATGAGTCGCCCCGGGACGTGCCGGTCGCGTACGAGTTCGCGTCCACGTACTACAACCCGGCCGCGACCACCGTGTGGGATGAAACGTGGGCAAACCTGTCCAACTGGACGGTCGTGCACAGCGGGTTCGCCGTCAGTTCCGGCACCGTCACGGCCACAGCCGCGTCAACATCAACGGCCACCATCACTCGGGCGGTAACGTCGGGACTGTACCGGGTGGTTGTGTCGTCGCTGGCGTCCACGGCGACACCGTCGATCCTGTACCAGTCCGGGGTGTTCTTCTCGAACACGGCGGGGACAACCCTATTCGGTTTGGTGCCGTTGGCGTCCGGTTTGGTTTCTGTTGCGATTCCGAACAGTGGGGCCGGGTTCACCCTGCATCCCACCTCGATTCACGGTAACGCTTCCGTCACCGTTGATTTCCTCGGTTCCACGGCTGTGGTGTCGGGTACGGGCGGTAACTACACGGTCACCGGTCGGGGTGATGTGTCGTTCAGTCTCGTCACGGTTAACGCAACGAACTCCACCACAACGGGCGCGACGACGACTGTCGGTGAAATCAAAATCACCCAGTCCGCTCCGGTTTCGTCCTCCGATGAAACATCGGTGTCTGTGGCGTTGTCCCCCCTGAATTCGTGGGTGGTGCACCCTTCGAACCCGTCATTGTCGATGCCGATTTCATCAACCGATCAGACCGCGCTGATGATCCGCTCCATTGGGGACGTGACTAACGGGTCGGCGTCAACGGAACACACGATTCTGGGTGAGTCGTTGCCGATCACTACCACGTCTGGGCCGAGGTACGGGAACCGGTTGCAAATGGTGATCGGGTGCCGCACCCGCACCCAAGAACTCGCGTTGAACGCACTGTTGGCGGACGGCACACCACTCCTGTTTCTGTTCCCCGCATCGTTCAATGTTGGGTTCGATGAGGGGTTCTATTCGGTCGGGGATGTGACACGGGCTCGCTGGGCTCAACGTCCCGGGTTTGAGAAACGTGATTTCACGTTGCCGTTGACGCAGGTGAAAGCGCCTGTGGTGGTTGTGCAGAACACGGGTTGGTCGTGGGCTTCGGTGGCGGCAACGTTCGCGTCATGGTCGGTGCTCCCGCTCGCGTACAACTCGTGGGCTGATGCCCAGGTTGATAACCGGAATGCGGGGTACTGATGGAGCCGGTGACGCAACGTTTCCTCGACGCGCTCCGGTCCCCGCATAAAACTCCCACTAAGTTCACATACACCCCGTACGGCGGCGTTGAGACCGCTTTAGAGGTGTTGTCGGGGACGGTGACGGCGGACGCTTCGCAGCGCACCCGCCGCACCGCGTCGCTCATCGTGTACGGGTTGCAGGCCGACTATGAGATGATCGCGGCCCCCGGAACCGTGTTCCATATTGAGCACGGCATCGACTATGGCGGCGGCATCACTGAAATGGTGCCTGTGTTCCACGGTGAGCTGACTGATTCGGAACAGCGTATCGGTGACGGCACTATTTCGCTGTCGTTAGCGGATCATGCGAACTGGTTGAATCGTGTCCGGTTCCTCACCCCGTACGCGCCGGCCTCGTTTACGACGAGGGTGCAGGCGATCAGTGATTTGGTGACGGCGGCGAAACCGGGCACATCGGTGGTGAATGCGTCTTCGGATACGGGGACGGTTGGGTCGCAGAACGTGTGGACGGATTCTCGTACGGACGCGATCACATCGTTGTGTCGGGACGGGAACACTGACGCGTATTTCACCGCTGATGGTGGTTTCGTCATCCGGGATCTTCCCGACGCGAACACATTGTCGGTGTGGACGGGTCAGGGGTTGTGGGAGTCGGTGGCGCGGAAGCGCCCGTTTGACAAGTTGTACAACACGGTTGTGGTGCGGCCGTCTGCTACGGATGGTTCTCAAACGTGGACGCAGCAGGTGGCGCAGATCACCGACACCACGAACCCGCGCCACCCTGACCGGATCGGGGTCGTTCCGTATTTCTGGGATTCGCCAACGATCGGGTCTGCGACGACGGCGTTGGCTGTTGCGCAGCGGATGTTGTTCCGTGTTTTGGGGACCACTGAAACCCTGAACTTGGGTGGTATTTCGAATCCAGCATTGGAAGCGAATGATGTGATCCGGGTGGTGACCCCGCAGGTGAACACGGACCCGGCGAACATTTTCCAGCACTTCATTGACGGGTACACGTTGGATCTCGCGTCCGGGTCAATGAGTTTGTCCACACGCGCTCAAGCCGTGTCGATCACGTAGGGGAGCCCATGATTCCTGCCGCGAAAACCCTTTTGGAGCAGCGGGGGAAACCGGTGTGGCTTGTGCCGTGCACGGTCACGCAAACATCCCCCCTGCTTGTGACCCTGCTGGGTGAAACGAATATTCCTGCCGTGTCGATCGCCGGGGCCTCCTACTCGTTGGGTGCCGCGAATGCGTTGATGACTTCTCCGGGCAAGCCGATCATTCTTCCGATAGGACCGTAAATGCCTTCAACTTTTGGGCCGCAGGCCCTACCGTATCCGTTGCCCTCGGAAGCCGCTGATGGTCCGGGGGCTTTTCTGTCCCTGCTGACGGCTATGGGCGGTGTCAGTGGTGCGATCCCGTTCACGACGTATTCGGCTTTGACGGGTTCGGGGACTGGGTTCGCCGGCCAACTCGCCACTGTCACCACTGATACTTCGGCCTGGTTGAACGGCCTATATGTGTCGGATGGGACGGCCTGGTTTCTGATCGACTCGAAGGTGAACACGGTTACCCCTACGGCTGGCTCTGGGTTCACGGTTGCAGGCGGGAAGATCACGCAGAAGGGTCCGACCGTTGAGCTGAACCAGCAGTTTACGAAGTCATCCTCGATCGCTATTGGTGACACGGTTGGAACCCTGCCGACCGGGTATCGGCCCACTTCGATTGTGGTCATTTCGGGGGCGACGACGACGGGGCTGAATCAGAACTCGGCGTCGGTTCAGATCGCGACGACCGGAGTCATCACGGTGAATCATGTGGCGGCTTCTGCGGCGACCTCGCTGTGGATTTCCGGTTCGTTCAAGAACGTGTAGGGGGGCGCATGCTCGAAGGCGTCGATGTCAGTTACGCGCAGGGGGCTTATCGACCCGGCGCGGAGGCATTCGTCATCTGCAACGCATCCCGCGCGAACGTGGGTTTGGTCGTTGGCTCCATGTACTGGCTCCAGGTCGCGAACGCGCGCGCCGCCGGGAAGCACGTGGGGCATTACTTCTTTAACGGCAATGTCGATCCGGTAACGTGCGCCGACTTCTTCGTCAGCAACCTGGCGTATCAGCCAGGGGACTCATTGTGGTTGGATGTCGAATCCGAGCCGGGCACTGGAACGGTGGCATGGTCACCGGGTCAGGCACTCGCGTTCGTAAACCGGGTGAAGACACGCATGGGGGTCGCACCTGGCATCTACCTGAATCAGTCGCTAATGAACGGATCGGACTGGTCGGCGGTGGTGGCTGCCGGCTCCCCGCTGTGGATTGCGTACTACAACCCGACCCCCCCGGCTATCAAATGGTGGCCCACTTGGACGTTGTGGCAATACACGTCTAACCCTATTGACCGCGACCGTTCCCAAGGCGACACGATCGCCTCGTTGGGGGCGACACTCTTGGAGGACGACTTGACCCCGGAACAGGACAACAAGCTAACCCAGATCTTCAACGCCATCTTCTTCGGCGGCGACTCGATGCCGGACTCGAAACGGCCCCTGGATCTATCCGTGAAACTCATCGGGGACGCAGTGGATCTCATCAAGAACACGGTGACCCAGCCGGTTATCCGCGATGGTTCGAATGTCACGCAGATTCAAGATAACGCAGACACTGGCAGTCTTGTCCGCCAGTTAGTGGCATCAGTGGCCGCATTGCAGGCGGCCGTCTCCGCCCTTTCGGTGGCATCTGGTAGTGACCCCGGCGCGATTGAAGCAGCCGCGTTTAAGGGGGCGCAGGATGCGTTGGCAGGGCTCACATTGAAATCGGTACCAACTGACTTCAATTCCTCAGCCGCATGACAGACGAACCGACCCCGCCGATGAAACCGCAAGATACCGTCATCTTCTTGCTCGGTGAGCTGAAGGGTTCGATGACGGCGTTGCAGACCTCGGTAGAGACCCGCGATCAGACGCAGGCGGATATCAACAAGGCGAACGAGGCGGACCATGAAAAGTTCCGCACTGACATTAGTGCCGTGGTGACTGATGTGGCCGTGTTGAAGGACAACCGCGTCTCGCAGCGATACACGAAATCCGAACTGACTCAGAAGTGGATGGTCTGGGCCGGGATTCCTGCCACCGTCCTCGGCCTGATCACTCTCGGCACCATGATTCTCAACAAGTAAAGGAACAACCATGTTTGGCAAAAGCTTCTGGATCAACCTTTTCGAGCGAGCCATTTCGACATTCGCTCAAGCCGCAATCGGCATCCTGTCCGCTGGCTCGCTGGGACTGCTCCAGGTGAACTGGGTTGATGTGGCATCGGTAGCTGGTCTAGCCGCGCTACTCTCCGTGCTGAAATCGTTCTCCGTCGCCGCGGTTCCTAGCGGCGACAGCGCGCCGAAGATTCCAGTTGGTACAGCGAAGATCGGCGTCCAAGTTGTCCCCGCCGTTACGCCGGCCCCCGCATCGCCGGTCGTTGTTGACTCTTCTGCTCCTGTCGCGTGAGCCGCCCCGACGAAGAGTACGCGGTGCCCGTCGACCCAATGGACGAGTTCTACTGCGAGTCTTGCCAATAATTCACCCCCCACGTTCGGGCCGCCTTCGGGCGGCCTTTTTGTTTGCCTGAAAGGTAACCGATGGCTGGACCGTTCACTCTCTCGCCGCCCAACTATGGCAAGGTTGTTGGCCGGTTCATCGTAGAAACCGGGGATGGCGTCGATTCCGATGTCTACCCGGACGGGGTGGTCCCTACTGGGACTGTGACGTTTACCCCGTCCGTGACGAAGGTGCTTGTCGCGACGGGCGCGCCTGACCCGGTGACGTTGGAACTGCTGCCGATCGTGGCGACTATCGACTCTTCCGGGTACCTGTCGTTCAACGGTGCGCAGGGTGTCTGGTTGGTGGCGACGGATGATTCGCGCACCAACCCGTCGGGGTTCACGTATACAGTTCAGTACAACATCAGCTACTCGTCCACGGTTATTGACAAGTCCACGTTTAGCATTTCGGTACCGTCGGCATCGTTGACCGATTCGTCCACTTGGACCGATTTGACTCTGAAGACTCCGGTCGCCAGTTCGACCGGAGCCTCGACTGTTGTCGGTCCCGCTGGGCCTGTCACCGACCTCACCATGGGGACCGTCGCCTCCGGCCCCACGCCGTCCGCAACAATTACCGGCACGGCACCGAACAAGGTTCTGAATCTTGTTCTCCCGAACGCGCTGGCCCCCAGCGGCTCCATCCTAACCATCAACGGGCTAACCCCAGATGGTTCCGGGAACTTTATCCTGACCGCCCAGAGCGTCCAAGGCCTCCTGGACGCCAGCAACAAGCTTCTGCTGTCGCTGTTTCCCGACCTGACGGGCGCGCTCCCGTCGGGGATGGTCATGTTCGTTCGGGAGCGGTCCGGCACGTACGGGCAGCGTCCCACGAGTCGTAGCGATGTGATGGTGCTGTGGTTCGGCCCCGACCAGCCCGCCGTCATTTCGTCGGGCACGGCGGGAATGCTCAACGGCGTTGATTCCTGGTTCCAGACGGTTTCGTAATGCTGAGGTATGACGCTATCGGCGGCCTTCTGGTACGTCGCGGGTCCTCAATGATCCCACCAGGGGCAAAATCGGCAGGCCGGGTGCACCGGGTCGAACTGGATGCAGGGGGTGTAAACCCGGCCGGCCAGTTGTACCGGGCGGAATTGGATGCGCTCACGAACAATGCTGGCCAACTTTTCCGGGCTGAAGCATCCATTCCCACCCAGGCGAACATCACCTCTGTTCCCCTGTCGTCGTTCCGACAGTCAGGTGACACATTTGAGGTGGCACTCACTCGCCCAACCGCGGACACGATCGTTGACCTTGAAGGCACCACGCAGGTGTTCGCCGACTTCAACGAAGGCTACCTGGACGGCATCTACCAGCCGCACATCATCGGGTTCACCAACGGCACCCTGGAAATGACGCCAAACACGTCCACGTATGCGGCGGCGGTGAACGCGCAGGGTTCCGGGACGACGGTCGCGGAAACGCTGATCCGCCTGGGTCGCGGGTCGTCTTCAGCAACGAACGGCGCCTACTTCTCCGCAACTTTGCAGGGCACCAGTCAGGGGCACATTTACAACGGCCTGGTCGTGTATTACTGCACGAACGCGATCGTGGAGAACTGTTCGTTCCTCGCGATCCCCGGATCCGCATCCGCGCCCCCTGGGGAAACGTTCCCCCTCAACAACTACCTGTCGAACAACACCACCATCCGCAACATCATGATCGACGGGCAGGGAGTCTCTGCAACGGGCATCGGGCACAACTCAGCCAATGGAATCCTCGTGCAAAACTCGACGTTCCAAAACATGGGACACGGGGCAGGTGTTTCGCATTACCAGTGCACGAACATCCAATACGAGAACTGCACATTCCAGAACAACCACAGTGCCGGTGCGAACTTCGAAAAGAACAACTCGACCACCATCAACATGATCTCGTGCACGTTCCACAACAACGGGCACAACATGATCGTCGACACGGACGGCACAAGTTCGGTCGTGAACATTTACGACCCCATCTGGGATGGCATGAACTCGGGCGTCAAATTCCAGGTGTGCGTGCACACAAACTATGCGTATCCACCGGTAGCCAACCCGCCGTTGAACAAACAGAACCCATCAGACATTCACCTGTTCATCAACGGGGTCGACGTGACCTCAACCATGTTGCAGATCGTCACCAACTAGCGAAGCCTCCCAAATCGCCTCCCGCCAGGGGGGCTTTTCTCGTTTAAGGACCACATTCAATGACATTGCTGAAACAGAGTTTCGAGACGGCGACGCTCGCGACACTCTCCACCACGAACCCATCAGGTGATAACCCGTTCAACCAGATCAACGCGACCGGCGGCACCTCGGCCGTCGACAACACCCACGCCTCCCAGGGCACCCAATCCGTAAAGATCACACCGGTCAGCGGTTCCGCGAACAGCTTCCGGTGGACAAGCTTCTCGTCCACCGCGTTCGCCACTTCGTTCTACATCTGGGTGGACACGCTCTCATCTGTTGAGACGTGGATCTGTAACGTCACCGCGGCCGGCACGCGGGCCGCGATGCTGGTCATTTCCAACTCGAACAAGCTGCGACTCGTGGATACCCGTGGTACTGCGACACCGGTTTGGACGGCGACGAACACATTCCCGACCGGCCAGTGGGTTCGCGTTGAAATGTACTTCACGATCAACGCCACAACGGCTACACAGTCCGTTGCCTATTACCTGGCGGACTCGACCACGGCGGTTGACTCGTTCAGCTCCAGCACAGGACAAACCGGTTCAACTGCGGTCGACACGGTTATCTTCGGCAAGGCAGACTCGGGAACGTATGCTTCCGCGTTCTGGTTCGATGGCATCCAGGCGCAGACGGCGGCCTCGGCACTGATCGGCCCGTACCCCGTCGCGGCGGCCTCCACCGTGCGCCCGACAACGGACATTTCGAACGCTGGCGGTTGGTCGATCGTCGGCGGCTCGGGGTCCATGGCGCTTGCCCTCGCGGACGAGTCCGACTCCACCTATGTACAGTCACCGGACAACCCGACCGGCGGTACGGAGACGGTGAAGTTTGCACTGCTGAACCCGGGCCTTGTAACGGTGAAGGTGCGGCATTCCGCCACGGCATCATCCCCAGTGATTACGCGCACGTATGAACTGATGCAGGGTGCCACGATCATTTCGACCCGCAGCGTCACGTTACCTACTACGATCACGGACTACTCGTGGACAACGACCTCTGCGGAGGCGGCGAACATCACTGACAGATCTGATCTGCGCCTGTACTGGTCGGATACGGTCTAATGGCGGGCGGCCAGCTTCTGCGGGCCGAACTGAACGTTACGACCGTCGCGGACGGGCGGCTCTACCGTGCGGAACTGGACGCGGTGGCATCCGGGAAACTTTACCGCGCCGAGTTCGATGCGTCATCAGCCACGGATGGTCTGCTGTTTCGGGCGGAACTGGATTCAGTGCAGTCGGCGGATGGGTTGCTTTACCGGGCCGAGCTGAACAGCACGCTGACGGCAGACGGGCGCATTTTCCGGGCGGAGTTGAGTTCGTCTCCAGTCCCGGTGTCGGGTGGGCCCGTATCGGCGTTCATTGAGCCTTGGTCGACGGTGACGTTGCAGGGCATTGGCGGGAATCCGACTCCGACAACGGTTCTGTGGACGCAGACGGGGGGTCCCTCGGTGGCGTTGTCTGGATCGGGTGATAAATGCACATTTGTCGCGCCGCCCAGCCAGGCGACGTTGACGTTTCAGTATTCGGTGGATGGCGCTACGGCGGAGGTGCAGCGTGTCGTGTTGCCGCCGACTGAGAATGATGTGGTGAATATACTGCGGCCTATTCACCCGGTCGGATAGTTTGAAGCCCCGGCTTCGCAAGTTTTGTCTTGCGGGCCGGGGCCTCTTTTTGTGTTTTCAGGATGGTGCGACCGGTCGCCCGCGAGAGACGAATCGCTGGCAATTCGATGACCCGATAGAAGAGTTCCGCCACCGCGAGGATGGCCGGGATGAGGCCAATGAACACTAGGAGCCACCACCACGACGTAATGCCCGTGAGAATCGCCGCCGCTACGATGATGGGTTCGTGGGTGAGGTAGATGGAGAACGATCGCTTTCCCGCCCATTGGGGTATGCGATGCTCCAGCGTGACGGCCAGCGGGGAACCGAACGCGAGTGCAACTATGCCGACTACGCCGATCAGCGATAGTGCGTACATGGCGGCTTGTGGGGCGCTGTAAGTGCCGTTGGGTGCGAACGATGGGGAGACTGTGAGGAGCAGCGCCGCTCCGAGCGCCCACCCCCACGAGCGCGTGGCGTGCAACCTGTCTTTGTTGAATGCGAGCAACATCCCGAGACCGAAAATGGGCAGGTATTGGAGCATTCCTGCGGTGAGCCACGCTTGGGGGAGCGCGTGGATGACGAAGGGGAACCGGGATATGACAGAGATTCCGATGAGGAGCGTACCAGCTCCCATCCACCATTTGTCGGCACGCATCCACCGGATGAGCAGGAACATGAGTGGCATGAGGAGGGAGAACCAGACTTCCCAGGTGAGCGACCAGAGCGGGCTGTCGAGGTTAGACGTACCGAAGATGAGCAGCAGGTCGTGGATTACGTCACCCGTTGAGGGTGGCCGGTGTGTCTGCAACCACGAGGAACCGGTGCCAGGGCGCGGAATCAGCAGAGCCAGTGCGAGAGCGAGCGCGACGGCCCCCCAGACTGGCGCGTAGAGCCGGATGATTCGCCGCGGGTAGTAGGCGAGCACGCTTACTCCGGTTGGGCGTCGAGCCAGGAACGGGAGGGTGAGCACGAACCCGGATAGCACAAAGAAGACGAGTACTGCTTCATGGCCGGCGAATAGGAGGCGGAGGGGCGTCTTGTAGAGCCACCATTCAATGCTGCCTGCGGTCGGGTTGACTTTCTCAATGTAGAGGGTGGACATGCTGGGGATGATGAGCAGGGCGTGATAGCCGATGACGGTAAGGGCTGCGATGCCGCGGAGTCCGTCGAGGGATTGGTACCTGGGCTGAGGATCGCTCATGTTATGCAGTTTACCGCTGGATTAATCGGCCCCATATACCCCCATTACGTGGGGGCTACTGGAGGTCCTTGTCATATTCGGGGCAGTACGCACGCACAGCAGCGGTTACGAGAACGGTGGCTTGCTTTGAGTCGGCCCCGGACGATTGCGCGCCCTCAAGGGCCACATCCCAGCCGTTGGTTTCATCGGCTTTAAAGATTCCGCAGATACCTTTGGCGACTTTGTCGAGGTTGTCGTTGGTGACATCCTTGTATGCGGGCATTGCGTGGACGACTGTCCGGTATGCGTCAACTTTGCTTGGACTGGTAGAGCAGGCGGTGAGTGTCGCGACCGCGACCACGGTGACCGCTGTGACCCCCCATAGTTTGTTCATGGGTTGAGTGTAGAGCTTTCCTCATTATCGTCGGTATCCGTGCCAGCACTCAATTCTTCGATGATGCGCCCCCAGTCCAGGGGTGCCGGGTATTCGCCTTTGAACCCGTCCGCGGGTGTCCTCGTGTCCATGAATCGAATATACGTTCGATCGGGGCTATTCGGGAACCACCTCCGGCTCGCCGTACGTGGTGGTCACCTTGCGACGCAAAACGACTCCGCGTACCCTCGCGCGAGCGAGTTCGCTCCGGATGGCCGAGATTTCCTCGCCGTCATATAGATCGATGGTCCGAATGAGCGTCGTCCCGCGTCCCGCGCGTTTGGGTACCCACGTTCCATCGTCGCCATGATCGACAGCCCACACGTCACCGGTGTCCTCGGTTCTGTAGCCGTACTCGTAGTGCTCTGTCGCTTCGCTCATTGCTCTAGTTCCTTCCTGACGGTGAACCGCTTCGACAACGCATCCGACATGATGAGGTGCGCCTCCGGCACCAGATGACCGTACACGTCCACCGTCGTCGTGATCTTCTCATGCCCCAAACGCGCCTGAATGTAGGGGAGCGGGATCCCTTCAGCGATCAGCCAGGACGCCCCGGTGTGGCGGAGGTCGTGGAGTCTGGGTCGTTGCTCGATCCCGGATTTCCGAACGGCCGCATGCCACGCCTTCCATATCGTCCCCTTCGGGATCGGCCCACCGTCCGGGTGCTCGAAGATGAGTCCTTTAGACCTTGGAAGTTCTGCAACGAGCGCCGGCCAAAGTGACACGGTGCGCCGCGACTTCGGAGATTTCGGGGGGCCGAGCACTTCCGGGCGGCCCTTCTTCCATGCTTTTGACACACGCACGGTGGGCGGGTTTCCGTTCCGGTTGATATCAGACCAGGTGAGCGCCCGCGCTTCGGAGAGGCGAAGTTGGGAGCCGACGAGGAACGAGAATAGGGGACGCCAGCGAGGGTTTGATGCTGCGAGGATTGCGTAATACTCGTCCAGCGTCAGGAACACCGGTTCTTCCCGGATACCCTTTTTGATCTTCGCACCGCGAGCCGGGTTGTCCGTGTTGAACTTCTTGCCCGCCGAGGCGAGTATGTCGGAGAGGACGGCGTGCCGGTTCTTCACGGTTTTTGCGGCGATGAATTGGCCGGGTCGCCTACGTGACGGTTGGTGCTCCTGCCATGTAACCCATTGGCCGATTTCGTCAGTGGTGATCTGGTCGATGGGGAGTTCTCCGAGGATGGGGAACAGGCTGAGTTCACAGGTGCGAAGGTAATCGTTTCGGGTATCGTCCTGGATGCCGGTGAGCTGTCCGGATGCTGGGTCGAGGTAGCGGCGCGCGTATTCCTCGAACGTGGGCGATGCTGTTTCCTTGCGTGACGGGCGGTGGAGCAGTTCGCGTGCCCGTTCACCGCCCCATTGTTCGACCTGCCGCTTGAACTTGACTGCTTCTTTTTGAGTGGGGAAGGTTTCTTGGCGGGAGGACCATCCGCCGCGCCCATTGGCCACGCGCCATTGGATGCGGAACACTTCACCCCCGGACGGGTTGATGAATGACTGAAGGCTAGCCAC